TTGCGCGGAATTTGTTGACCCTTTCCGTGCTTGAGTCCGACACAAATTGGCGCTTATTCCAGTTCAAAACAGCCCAATTTTCATCGATAAAACCCTTCGCTTGAAACGATGATTTTGTTTCATGAAACGTTTCGTTATCGTTGCACCCGAGCCCATACTTCAACTCATCCTCTGAGAGTTTTTCGGTGAGCCCGGAGCTACGCAGGCAAAACAGGCGAATAAGCCGGATCTGTAGAGAATCGCTCATAGTGCGAATTTTTGGGTCGGTGGCGAATTCCGCGTACATCCTGAACCATTGGTTCATATCCCTCCTTCAAGGGCGCTCCGGGGGAGTGAAGGCTCCCCCGAAACTGGACGCGGTGATCAGGCCGCATCGTGTGATCCTCTGCGTGGCGCGTCGGATCATTCAAGTATACATCAAGCCTAGATGCGCTTCAAATAGCTAACAAGTGCCGTCGCCGGAGCCATAGCCGTAGCCGGAGCCATAGCCGGAGCCGTCGCCGTCGCCGGAGCCGTAGCCATAGCCGTCGCCGTAGCCATAGCCGGAGCCGTCGCCGGAGCCATAGCCGTAGCCGGAGCCATAGCCGGAGCCGTCGCCGTCGCCGGAGCCGTAGCCATAGCCGTCGCCGTCGCCGGAGCCGGAGCCGGAGCTATAGCCGGAGCCGTGATACTTACTTTTTGTCTTCGATGAATCTGACATAAGTGGCCTCCGCCTCTGCTGTTGTGGGGATGAACTCGATGGCGTTCGTGAGGTAGATTTCTCCCGTGATATTCAAGCGTCCTCCCTTGATTCCCTGCGAGGCAACCACAGAGAGAGATAGACCGCCTCCCTCCCATTTCCATAGTCGCAGAGCGTTTTCGAGCTTCACTTCCATCTCGTTGACGAAAACCACATCGCCGATATGCACGCCTGCGCTGTACGTGCGAATCAGGCATCTACGCCCGATCATTGGGTGGACTGGTTTTGTGGCACTATTGCCAAAGAACGCTGCGAGTTGCTTTGCCTGCCCGATTGTCAAATCTTCGATGTTCATTTTTCTCCTTCGACGCTGCTGGTTGAAGTGCGTTATCGGTTAGCTATCCCACTGCAACTGCGCACAGCGTCAAGCTATTTCGCCAGCGCTTCGATGAAGTCCTGCAGGTCTTTGGCGTCCTGCTTGAAATCAACTTCGCAGTTCACCGCGACACGCTTGGCGTCTTCCCAGTTCTTCAGCGTCTCATTTCGCGCAGCTACTAGTCGAATAAGCTCCTGCGCCTGCTCGGCGCTCATCGCGCTCACTGCCTCGATGCTCAACGTTTGCGCCTTCGGTGTGCGCTTGGTGTCCTTGTCGCTACGCGGAGAGCGCGCGGGTGGTTCTGGCGACGGAACGGGGAGCGTAAGATGTGCGATTCTCTCTGCACTCGTCATTCCATCGCGGCCGCGCTCTGATTCGGGTTCTGGTGCGCTCAGGTTCATGGCGGCCAATCGTGCGGTTGCGGCCTCAAATGTCTCTGCGTCAAGTTCTAGTTTATTCACTTTTTTCCTCAGCTTTCTTTGATGCGCGATATTCCCTTAATTCGCTCATCGCGTCCGAATACCCTTCCCAGTTGTCTACGCCCATATTTTCAAGAGCGCTCAGTTTTTCTTCCGCCTCAATTAGTTCCTTGAGGCGTGATTCGGTAATCTCTGGCATTTCATCCTCGTTTCTGGTTGGTGCTGCGCTGTGGTTGTAGTGCGTATCGCGAGAGTGCCTAGCCTCGTGCAAGTCTCAACTTAATCTCCTCAGGCAAAAGTGCAAGGAACTCATCGGTCACTGCATCCGAAAGTCCTGCCCCCGCGTTGCGTCCGCACTTAATCAAAATTCCTCGCAGACGTGCGATGCGCTCGATTAGTTCTCGAACGAATACATCATTGAATGTAGTGTCGAGTTCTGTTCCTGCAAGGGCCTCGCTATGCGCCTCTTTCAAGTCTTGCGGTATATTCAAATCGTCCATTTCATCCTCAATTCTTGGTACCGAAGCGCCAACGGCGCAGGCACTGTAGTGCCTATTCAGCGCGGTACTGGTTCGCGTCGTCCAGTAGCTCGGGCGGCTCGATGGTTCCGCGCCGAAGTGTGAAGACTACGATAAAGCGCGTCATCAATCTACCTTCTCGACTGAAATCACTGTGCGCTCTGGTAGGCCGTAGTGCTTGACTGCCTTGATGCCGACGACCTGCCCATCATCGTAGTACAGGATTCCTGTCAGCGCGTCCAAGGTGGCGCGGCAGAGCTTGTCTATGTCCGGCTTCGTTGGAGGGTGCGTCCACGCCTTACGGTGGCCCTTTGGGCGCTTGAGGTAGAAGTCGCACTGCACAGAAACCGCAACGTGTGGGCCTGCGAAAATCGCATCGCTGTCCCGCGCGGTGAGTGCAGCGTATCCAACTGCTTGCCGATAGGGAATCGTGTGCGCGTTGTCGCAGGTTAGCTTGGCTTTTCCGTTGACAACATAGCCGCGCATACTTCCCTGTGGCGCTGCGCGTCCTAGGACCTCGAACTTGATGTAATAGCTCATCTTTAACGCCTCCAAGCAAAATCACCATGAATTTGTTTCGCTACCAAGCAATACTTTTCGTAGGCTAATTCCGGAGTATCAAATAAACCAAGATAGCTACGCTTTCCTTTTACTTCTATGCAAGCGCGCCACTTCTTGTCGCGCTTATACCACGAGACTCCCTTGAATCCACTTTTATTATTTCTCTGTGGGCCCCGGTTACATTGATTCTGCGATGAAGTTGCAATTCTTAGGTTTTCATCCCGGTTATCTAAAGTGGCTTGATTTTTATGCTCTCCTTGGCGCTTGTCTCCGAACTTAAGTCCTAGAATTTCACGATGCATTCCAATCACCACGCGTCTACCGTTTTCGAGTTTAATCTTTCGGAAGGCATAAAATGTTCGCGTGTGGGAAATCCAGCATGCCCACCACTTATATGCATTCAACTCATCAAATCGATGCGCAGAAACAAGCGCAACTTGTCCCTGAGTGAGCGGAATTTCGCGGTACAATGGCGTAGATGGGGTTGTCATGATTCGCCCTCCCAGGCGATAAGGCTTGCCGGTGCTGATAACACCTGACAGCCCCATTATACAACGATTTCTACATTAAATGCACGCGATTGTTTGTCCTCTTGGGGCACGCGCCCAATCAGCCCCTTGACGCGTGCGCCGATCTCTGGCACAGTGCGCTCCTTGGCGTAGTTTTTGTGGCAGAAAAGCGTTTCCCCCGCGTCTGTGCGCACCCAGAAAATATCCTTGTGCGTGACTGTGTTCTCTACCACTCCGGTAAATCTCTCTGCGTTGGTCACTTTCAAGCTCATGATTTCCTTTCTGCTGTTAGTCCAAAAATGCAAGATCAGAGTCCGTAAGGCCAAGCTCGCCGAAGTCCTGCACGGGACGCTCAGGCTCTGCAACTTCCGGAGCACGCAACTTCAGCCGCTCGATTGTCGCGTCAACGTCCGCAAGGAACCTATCCGTCGCTTCGCGCATCTTGGCAATTTGCTCCTCACATTCAGCGCGATGCAAGCGTATAGTGAACTGTTGATAGCGCCTCGGAAGGATAGGGCCAAACATCTCCGGGTTGTTGCTCATACCTCCATCGCGGCTGATCCAATCAATCCACTCTAATTCTGTATCAACCATGAATCCGAACCATAACTGCGGCAAGTTACCTTCAGGTATCGCGCCCAGGTCCAGCGTTTGAAGGTGTGTTGTCGTCGTAGGCCCTTTGATCTCGACTGCGCCATTCACGCCCACCAATCCATCTGGGCTATAAGCTGTGCGCTCGTTGTCTCCGATGATGATGCCAACAGTCTCCACCATGACGCCCTCTTCAAGCTCATAGAAGGCGCGGGCTGGACCTTCGGCGAATGTTCCGGCGCGCATCGGAGCAGAAACGAACTTGTCTTGAACCGCGATGCCGCTGAGGATCTGCGCGACGATCTCCAGTCGGTAGAGTTTGCGCTTGCTGCCCTCGACTCCAGCCTTTGTAAAATCGAGTATTGCAGCGGAGTTGGACGCGGTGGCACGTCCGCAGCGCTCTTGGTGCCAATCATCTGTGCCCTGTGCGAAGTTGCGTAAAATCTTCATAGTCTCCTCAGTACTGGATGCTGATGTGCGGGATTTCGTTCTTTGCGATGGACTCGATAAGCTCCTTGCCTTGCTCCTGCGTCATGCCGAAGGTGCAGAGCGCTTGCAGCGCTTCCCGGTGAATCGCGCCCCGGTGCGCACGGTTCTTTGCGCGCTTCTCAGCCTCTTCGAGTTCCGCCTTCTTCTGCGCTGCTACCCGCTGGCGCTCGGCTTCAACCGCCGCGATCTGGTCACGTTCCGCCTTCTGCTGCGCTTCGTATTCGCGGCGCTCTGCTGCCTCTGCTTTAGCGATGCGCTCCTGCTCTATTCGTGTCCGCTCGGCGGCGGCGCGTGATTCCATCTCGGCAAGTAGCTGTTCCGTGCGCTCAGCCTCCGCAATGCGCCGTGCCTCGGTATCCCGCATAGCCTGCTGCGCGCGCTCTTCCGCTTCCGCTGCTTCGCGGCGTTCCTTTGCCAATTGCGCCTGATAGGATTCGGCCTCTGTTAGGCGCAATGCTTCTGCGCGTAATTCCGCTGCGATCTTCTCCGCTTCGGCTTGCTTCGCCCGCGCCTCAGCCTCTGCGCGCTCATTCTCGACCCGCTGGCGCTCACGCTCGGCGGCTTCGCGTGCGATACGTGCTTGTTCGGCTGCGCGGCGCTCTGCGGCATCCTGGGCGGCTTTGGCGGCTGCTTCCTCGCGTTCCTTGATGGCGCGTTCAGCTTCAGCGGCGCGTAAGCGTTCCAACTCCTCGCGCAGGCGAATGGATTCCAGTGCGCGGTCTTGCGCTTCAGATAGCGCTTCCATCGCCATCACCTTGGCTCCGGTAGCCCGCTGCTTGAACTCCTGCCAATCGCGATCAGCAAGGATGCTCACCTGCGCGGCGCGCGCCTCGATCTCGTCAAGGTTCAACGGGCGGTCCATCTTGCCAAGTTCTTCTATCTGGTGAATCACAGCCTCGTGCGCCGCAACGCGCACTTTCTCCGCGTTTTCCAGATCGGTAACCGGCTTGCGCACTTCGACCTTGAATGCGTCCAAGTCATCGCGCATTGTCTTGCGGTCGGCATTGACGGCCGTCACCACGGCGCGGTGCTCCTCGGTAAGGTCAGCGCCCATCTCGTCGAGCTTGACTTTCGCTTTGGCGACCCGCGCAGAGAGCGAGATAATGCGCGCTTTGTCTTTCGGAATGGATACGTCCAGCGTTGCAAGTTGGCTGCGGACTTCCTGCTTGAGCTTATCGACCAGCGCGGCGAGGGCGCCGGGGGCGTAAACCAGCGATGCTGGTGTGGTTTCGATCAGCGCCAGCGATGTGATAGTGGATTCCTCAGTCTCGGGCGCGATGATTTCAGGTTGGCAGCGGCCAACATGAGGAGGAAAACCGCATCCACAAAGTTTCTCCGATGATTTAGGTTGTGCGTGTGCTTCTGCGTTCAGTCTCATGCCTCTACTCCTGTCGGAAACGGTGAAGGATGCTCATCTTCGGGGTCTTTCTCTTCCGCAAGCATCATTTGAACTGCCAAGCATAGCCCAATCAGGAAATACTTTTGAGCTGAAGGGTTGCGCGATCCGCGAAGCAATTCAAGCGTATCGCTAGCCATAAATTCGTACATCTGATCGCGCTTCTCTTGATCCACGCTAAATCCTTCCTCCCGCTTGCAGTTCCCTGTACCGCTTGTTCTTCGCGTCCGCGAAGGTGATCGTGCTCTTGGTATCGCCGGTCGCGTCTGCGGCATTCTGCGCGGCCATGTACATCTTGCGGAGCTCATCGGCGTCATTGGCGTTGCGGATGTTATCAAGGTGGGTCAGGTGTTCGCGCTCATCGAGTGTACCCGGCTGCTTTCCTCCTGCGCGGTTGCCGTCATCGTCTTTCTGCTTGAATTGCAGATCGAAGATGAAGTTCTTTAGGTAGCGCTTCGCGTAGGTCATCGCGCTACCAGTGGCATGCGTTCGGGTCATAACCTGCCCACCCTTGGGCCCTGCGCCATCTGCAGGCATCTCCAGCGGATAGCGCCGCTCGTATGCTCCTTGGGCGAGAATGGCGGTCACAACGATAGTGCTCTGCTTGTCGCTGATTGCCGGTTCAAAGGTTAGGTTCATGCGCTCTTCCGCGAGTAGGGGATTCAGCGCCGCGTCAATGTCTTCAATGAGCGCGTATTTTGCTCCTGGCTTTTCGCCGGTGCCGCGCTTGACTATTGGTTTCAAGGTTTGCTGAATGCGGAGCAATGAAGAGTTGAACTTGTCGCGCGCTTCAAAGTCGCGCTGCTTTTCCATCTGCTCAAGGATCTCTTTTGCTACTGCTAGGGCAGCCGCGCCGCCATCATCCATCGCCTTTTGAAAGGCCACCTGGATCATCTGCATAGGCTGCATGGGAGCGAGTGGTGCTGGCTGCTGTTTGGTTAATGATGTATCTGTCATCGGTTATCCCCTAAGGCGCATGTAATCAGTAATAACGCAAAGAAACCCACAAGACAAATAATGCCCACAATGTCGCCTGTTGTCCACATAGCTATTTTTCCTCCTCGTCAATCTCGCGCTGCCGTGCGCTTTCGTGTGCCGCGTCTTCGTCGTCATGGCTATGATTGATTGCGCGATAGTAGGCGCGATCTACAGCCGCAAGTCTACGCCTTTCGATCCCGTCTCCATCATGCTCACCGCGATAGTCTTGTGGGCTATACCAGCTCATGATGCGGCCTCTTCCTGGCGCTTGAATTCGGCCATAAGGTAGCGCAGTTGGTCAAGGTGATTGCGGTCGGAGCGCAGAGTCTTCAGCGCTTCCAGCAGGTTGCGTCCGCATTCGTCCACGCGAGATTCAGACGCCTTTACGTCTTCCTCCCAGCCTGCGAGGATCTCTGTGTAATCTTGTAATTTTTTGGGGGTTGATGCGGGCGAAGAAGAAAAGGAGTTATTCATGATGCTCTCCGGTACTGCGGTTGATTGTTTTGGTTGTGCTCTATCGTGATAACTAGCGCAGATCAAATGTAGCATGATTTACGCACTGCGCACATGTTTATTTTGCGTGTAGTGCGTATCGCGACGTTACTTACTTGTCTTCGGGAAACTCGATTCCCGTCGATCCGTCTTCCAATGCCGCGACGTTCATCTTGTCGAGGAATCGAGAGAGCGGGGTGCTGCCGTCTTCGCCCTCGTTCAACATCGCCCTCTTTACATCTCTGGAGAACTCCAGCGGGCCCGTAACCTTGAATTTCTGCACCCAATCTCCAGTATCAAGGTCGTAAGTTTTGAAGTGGTCGCTCTCGTTTGCAGCGAACGCAACAACATCGATACCGATGCGAATTACTAGCTCTTCGCCATCAACAGAAACTTCCAGAGGTTGATTTTTCATTACAATTCCTCCAGGCACCGTAGTGCCTATTCAGAGTTGTTACTTGCGTGGATTCCTTGCACCGCACATGGGGCAAGCGGTGCGCCTCTCTCGTGCGCCCAGAAGCGCTCCACATCCAACGCACGGGCGTTCGTTCTTAGGCTTCTTTCGGCCATGCACAACGCGGCGTTTGACCTCTGCTCGAATGATCGCGGTAGGCATAAGCTCAAGCGGCGGACTCTGCCTGTCAAACTCCTCGATCATTGCGCGCCAGTCGTCGTCGTTCCAGGCGATGCGGTCATGGTCACGTGCCGAGCGGTATCCTGCGCTGATTGCGGCTGTCCATATTGCTTCTCGGTCCAAGTTACCACCCCACAATCGCGTGATAGATAGCCCAGACCGCTGCGCCTTCGATCACCAAACAAAACAGCAGCGCACCAATCATCGGCCAGTTCATGCCGCACACAAAGCGCCATGCGCGCCGAATCCATGACTCGCGCAGGATGTTTGCGAAAGGGTAGATGTTAAGCGAGTGCGCAGTGTCCATATGCTCTGGGCAGTCCATCCACTCGCCGACGATCTGCTTGGCAATCTCTGCGCGGACTTGCGCGTCTTCGGCCGCCTCGCACAGAACCGATAGTGGTACGCCTACTCTTTCCATGCGCGGCCTCCAATCCAGGTGTCGCGGGTGATGATTGCGGCCATGAACAGCAGGCCGATGGCCGGGAAAATTGCGAGTACTGCTAATGCTTGCATGGTGCCTCCTGCGTTACTCGTGCGTTGAGCTGCGGTCCGCCTGGCTGCGTCAAGGATGCGAGACCTTCGTTGAGTTGTGCGAGTTGCGCGGCGATCTCGCGTAGCATCTCAACTGCATCACGTATAAGAGGCTCTGCGCTTTGGCGATTCGTGAAATCGTAAATTTCGAATTTCCTTATTTCTTCGCTGGTCATATAATCCTTCCCCTTTCGCGCATGAGCGCCTTCCTCTGCGCCCATTTTTGCTGCTCCTTATGCGGTTGAGTACCGCTGTGTGCTGTGCCGGAGGTTCCACTCTGCGCTCCGGCCCGCATAGCCACTAAAGGCGCGTTGCTTATTTATTCATTTTGGCTAGGAGCCAACACTGTGTGCTACATGCGCTCACCGGCCTTTCTGATTTTCGTTTGCGTCGAAGATGGACGCTCATCACCAACACAATCATCATGCGCCACAATGCCGGAATGTGTCAAGAGGAATATTGATTATTTTCGCAAAATAAAAGCCCCCAGTTTTTAGGCTGAGGGCTTGAGATTTGCGGGATGTCACGGCTAGGTGTCAACGCTGGCTGTGAAGGGATGATCGACAGGCACCCCGCAGTTGAAGTGTACCGCATCCATGTGCGACAATTCAAGTGTCAACGCATGGCAGAGTCGAGAAATCGATTCGGGGAGTTCGCGGAACACTCAGCCCAATAACAACGGTCCGCTTGAGTACGACAGGTAGCGAAAGAGACACGCATGAAAGCAATCACAGCGAAAATCCGGGCAACGGGCGGCTGTTTGATGCCGCGACACGGCAACGCCCCGGTCAAATGGGCTTTCCAATACTAAGCTGATCAGATTGCAATCAAGACCTGACACGCCATGCCAAGAGATGCTGCGCAGAACGGGTATAGCCCGTAGGGATGCCGTATGTCTTAGATTAGAAATAGTTTACGTGAAGTGTTCGAATTTTGATTCCTGCCCTTCTCTCCACCTGACAATGTCGCCAGCACGCGCACAAATAACTGTGCCTCCTGTGGATACAGGAGAAGCGGGGTCCGGGGCGCAGTCCTGGAATTGTGCTGATATGTAGTAGGGAATTTAGGTACCGCTGGAATCACCTGAGTGATGGGCGGCGATGTCGTCTGTCACAACTGCTTGCTTTGTCGCTTTGCTCTTGCAAACAGCATAATTGGTGTGTCAAGAATAAGTTCGATCATATTATCTGAGTGTATATCGCTCACATTTAAGTTATTTATTTTGAATAGTTTCGTAGTGCGCGCTCTAGGTTCCCATACTTATCGATCCTTTGGTAAAGCCTTTGCCTGGATATTCCAACCAGCGCAGCAATCTCCGAAGCGTTCAAATAATGCACGCTAGGTATCCTCTGATTTTCCCTTTGTTGCTTAGCTGTCGCCCATCGGCAGTTCGCCGGTTTGTAATCCCCATCGTTGTCGATGCGGTCTATGTTGTGCTTCTTGCTTGGCGCAGGCCCCATGTCGGAGAAGAAGTTTTCAAAGGAAAGCCATCTCTCGCACACTTTAATGCCTCTTCCCCCGTAGTACTTATAAGCAGTCACTTTAGGGTTACGACATCTGTTTTTCATAGAGGTCCAAACACCATAGATCAGAGTCTTTCTCATTCCGTGCGTTATGTTTCGCGGTTTCATGTGAGCATCCCCTTGACATATATATTACTCAATAAATTGCCAATGCTGTCAAGATGTTGTTGTCATCACTCCAATCCGGCGCTTGTGGTAGAATCTTCCCATGTTGCATCCCAGCCAAAATTGCCTCGACCTGATCAAGCGCAGCGAAGGCCTGCGCCTGACGCCGTACCTCGATCTTGCAGGGTACTGGACGGTTGGGTATGGGCACAAGCTCACAAGCGCAGAGCTGGCCGGAGATGCCAAGACGCGCAATATCACCGCGTCGGATGCTCTTTTACTGCTGATCGACGATGCGGACTGGGCCGCCGAGCAGGTAGCGCGGATAGTGCATGTGCCGCTCGCTCAAGGCCATCTCGACGCGCTCACGGACTTTGTTTTCAACCTCGGCGCTGGCCGCCTGGCAGGATCGACGCTGCTCAAACTGCTCAACGCTGGAGACTACGCCGCAGCCGGCCAGGGGCTGCTCAAGTGGGACATGGCCGCAGGCGTGCACCAGCCGGGACTAACTGCTCGGCGCAAAGCTGAGCTTGCGATGTGGGAGACAGCATGACAATCTCGCGAACTTTTGCGATTGTGGCCGGCGCGATCCTGGCGCTTGCGCTGGTGCTCGGCGGCTATGAGCTGCTTCAGGAGCATGACGCGCACCTCAAGGCTGAGAGTATGCAGTCTGCGCAGCAGCAGGTAATCACCGCGGCGCAGAAGTCCATCGACCAGGCCAAGGCCGACCAAGCGCAGACTGCCAACGATCTCAAGGCGCAGCTTGCCGCTATTGCTAATCAGCGCACCATTGTGGTAACGCCTCAGCAGGCGGCCGTAGTCGCCAACACTACGCCCAACCTTCCGGCGCAGGTCCAAGTCCAGCAGGTTCCGGCTACGGCCACCGCGCCAGCCTCGCAAGAGCTCGTGATTCCGCAGGCCGACATTCCCGCGTTCCAGGCCTACAAGCTAAATTGCGATGAGAGCAGCGCCAAACTCAACGCCTGCACACTCAACGCGGCCAGTGCGGCGGTGATTCAGCAGGGCACGGCCAGCCAGCTCGCCGCGGTGACCAAAGAGCGCGATACCTGGGAGGCTACCGCCAAGGGTGGAACGTTCTGGAAGCGGTTCAAGCATGATGCAATTCAGATCGGCGTGACGGCCGGCGTCGCCTACGCGGCAGGAAGGCTGAGCAAATGAGCGGACGTTGGGCAACTGAACAGGCCGCGTGGGACGCAAGACAAGTAGAGCGCTATTGCGGCCCTCATGTTCTTACAGCCAAAGACGGGACTAAAGCCCGCTGTACTGGTGATCCTCGATCTTGCGAGTTTTGCGCTAAGGGAAGGCCAGCTTCTCAGGAGGAAGCATGAGCGGCAACTGGGCAGCGGGATTTCTCCGGTCGCAACTGAGCGACAAGGACGGCACGGTGAGCAATACCAAGGTCTGCGTGCTGATCGTCGTAATCGCTGTAGTATCATGGGTTTCCTGTCTGCTTTACAAGCTCCACGCGGTCGTCACAGTGACAGACATTGTGACTTTTCTTGGCTCGGCGGGCACATTTGCAACAATGCTTTGCGGTACGCTTGCAGCGCTCAAGTATGGCGCTGACTCGATCAATAACCGGGCACCCAACGCGCAGGCGCAGGTACAGCCGCCAGACGCGCCCTGCCCCCCAACCAATCCGGAATGAGGATGATATGGCATATGTTATCGGTGTAATCGTTGCGTTCGTGGCGGGCGTTGTCCTGACCGCAGTCTACAAAAACAAGGCTATTGCCGAAGCGAAGGCCCTTGCCGCATCCGCACAGTTGGAAGCGCGAAGCGTAGCAGCGAAGCTATAAAGAACGGGAAGCGCTGAAACCATGGAGCAAAGATCCACGTACGACCCAATCATCGCCGAAGAGATCCTGATGCGCATGAGCGAGGGAGAGAGCCTGCGGACAATATGCTCAGACCCCAAGCATCCTGAGTATCCATGCCGCAGGTCGGTGATCCGCTGGAGCGTGCGCGACACTGATGGGTTTGCCTCAAGGTACGCCGCAGCGCGCCGCGCCGGGGTCGAGTCGAGGATTGAGGACGCTAACGAGATCGCTGCCGAGGTACCTACCTATATCGATGAAAAAGGGGCTGTGCGCGTTGATGCCGCCGGCATTGCACGCAACCGACTGCGCGTTGATACGGCCAAGTGGGAAGCATCGCATCTGCTGCGCGGATTCAGCAAGCCGGGTGCTCCCCTGGACTACGGCGACAAGATTCAACAGGAATTGAGCGGGCCAGATGGTGGCGCGATTCAATCCGAGCACCGAATTATATTCGTCGATCCGCCGAAAGCGCCATGAACATCGAATTCCCCTCAAAGCTTCGCCCGTTATGGGAGTCGCACCGATTCAAAAATATCTGGGGCGGTAGAGACGGCGCGAAATCTTGGAACGTGGCGCGATATCTGCTTGAAATCGGGGCAGTTGGCACGGAATTTATAGTGTGCGCCCGTGAAAACATGAACTCGATTGCCGATTCCTGCCACCGAACGCTTGTTTCCCAGATCAGCATGATGGGCATGGGCGATCAGTATGTGGTGGAAAAGGCTAAAATCTGGCATAAAACCACAAAAACTGAGTTTGTTTTCAAGGGTTTGCGTCATAATCCCGACGCAATTAAATCACTCGAAGGTGCCACAAAACTATGGGTCGAGGAAGCGCAGAGTGTATCCAAGGACTCGTGGGACAAGAGCATCCCGACCATCCGTCGCCCCGGTTCTGAGATCATCCTAACGTGGAACCCTGAGCTAGAGACCGACGACACATGGCGGCGGTTCATGGTCAATCCGCCGCCTAATACTGTTGCGATCAACATGAATTTCTCGGACAACCCTTGGGCGTCTGAGGTTCTGCGCGCTGAGCGTGAAAAACTAGAAGTAGAAGACCCTGATGAATATGCGCACATTTGGCTAGGACAGCCCCGGCGCACGGTTGTCGGAGGAATCTACGCCGCGGAGTTCCGCAAGGTGGACGCAGAGAGCCGAATTACGCGCGTTCCCTACGATCCGTCGCGCCCGGTGCATACCTGCTGGGATCTTGGTTGGGGCGATCTGGTGGCGATCTGGATGTTTCAGAGCGCGCCGTTCGAGTGGCGCTTTATCGACTACATTGAGGGAAACAACCGCGATGTGGGGTCTTTTGTGCGTGAATTGCAGGATCGTCCCTACGTGTGGGGAACCGATTACCTCCCGTGGGACGCGGCTAGCACAGGCAGACTGGCGACGGGAAAGAGCGTAGAGGCCGTCATGCGCGGCCTGGGGCGCAAGGTGCAGGTGGTACCGCAGAACCTCATTCATGTTGGGATCGAGGCCGTGCGTAGAATGCTCCCACTATGCTGGTTCGACATTGACAAGTGCGCGGACGGGCTCCAGGCCCTCAGGCATTACCGCTATGGCGAGATTAAGGTGCTGAGCACGCCTGACCACCGCACGCCCACCCGTGATCCGGTTCACGACTGGGCCTCACATACTGCCGACTCGCTCAGGACTGGAGCAATGGGAGTGGAGAGCGCAAACAGTGGTAGAGAAGTTGAAAGGCATGTCTCGCAGCCTATTTATCAAGGTCAAGATGGGTGGATGTCGTGATATTTTCGTGTTGCGTATTTCTTGGTGGTATGATTTCACCAGCATGAGGTGTTGAGATGGACGAAGTAGTAGAAACAGCCGCTCCCGTTGAAAGCTCCGATCCGGAGGCAGCACCCGCTCCCAGCGTTCCCGCGGTTGAACCTGCGCCCGTTTCGACAATCCAGGATACTCCTGCCGAACAGGACGCTCTCGCTGTGCCGGTCCCGGACGAAACCGTTCTGACAGGAAAGACAGTGGAGTCCGTTCAGACATACCAGCGGGCCTCCGTGACGGTGATCGACATTCTGGGCACCAACGGCGTGCATTATTTTGTCAAGGTCGCCCACAACCAGGCAGAGGTTGGCGGCACTGAAGTGTGGGGCACGGGAGTTCTGCAGGCCTGATATGTGGACAGCGCCCAAGATTCACGCGATGATGATGAAGGTTGCGCCAGCGCGGCCAGCCGCCAGCCTACGACCGGGCAAGGCAACCGCCGTGCATTCACCATCGCCGCGCGCATTTGCGGCTGAATCGCAGAGCGGTTACGGGAGAAAATGATGTCGCTAGCGGACAGCCCGAGTAAGAGATTGCTCGATGCTCCATCCGAGTTTTCCCAATCGCTGATAGATCACGTCAGCGTTTATCCCGGTTCGAGCAGCCCATTGCACAAGGTTGAGGGTCTCTCCTCTCCATGTTATTCGTCGATTGTTTCTTTTGTTGTTTGCTTGTTCGATGGGCGTAGACCACTTGCAATTTGTAGGTTCATAGTGGCCGTCATTGTTAACTCGGTTAATCGAGTGATTACGAGATGGCCTTATCCCCATATCGCTAAGAAATGCCGGGAAACTGCTCCATTCCTCACACACTCGTATTCCCCTTCCGCCATAGTCTGCATAGTCTCCCGACAAAGGATTGAAGCACCGATCTCGAATTCGACGCCATGTTCTATATTCGACCGATTTCGACATTCCGTGAATAGTTGCTCGGTCTCGGCTCAATTCTCGGCGAACGCATCCGCAGGATGTCGATGTTCCTCTTCGCAGGGCCTTGGTGTATACTTCAGCCAGTTTTCCGCATCGGCACATGCAGAGCCACTTCGTTTCATGCTTGACTGGATCGGCCTGAGAAACCACCGTCCAGAATCCAAATTTTTGGCCGGTAATATCGGTTATTTTCATATGTCAATCGTACCTGAACTGGGGGGGTAATTTCAATGGCTAAGTTGACTTCTGAAGAGCGAAACAGGCTACCGTCGAGCGATTTTGCTTTAAGCGGAAGACGCTTTCCAATGCCAGATAAAAGCCACGCAGCCAACGCGAAGGCCCGTGCCACGCAGATGGTGAAGCGTGGTAAACTCAGCCCAGCCAGCGCCGCAAAGATTCGCGCAAAAGCAGACCGCCTTTTAGGTGAGAAATAGGAGATAAACGTGGCAAATTCGCCAGTCGCAGGTCAAAATTCACTTCCACGCGCAGGATGCCATGATGCATCCATGTCCAAGGACCTTCAAGATACATTCTGCCAGGGAGCGTTTACGTCGCTCACCGGATCGGCAGACCCGCTACCGTTTCCCGGAAATGTCTCTCTCGATGGAACCGGCGTGGATAATCTCACTCTCGCCACACCGCTTCCTGGAAACCAGCCTGCCGGTGACGATGGAAAGTCTGTTTTCATCGTTGATACTGGTGGCCATGCGCACACGATCACAACCGCAGCGAACAAGATCGCCCCCTCGAAGCACATTGCCACGTTTGGCGGAACTGTCGGCAGCAATATCGAGTTGCAAGCCAGAAACGGTATTTGGTATCCCGTTGGCAGCCCACTCGGCGTGACATTCAGTTAGGAGGCGTCATGGCGACCAAGACTTTGCAGGTCACGCAAACCGGCAGCGCTATACAGGTTTCGTCTGCGGTTATCTTTGCGCGCTGGATTCTACTACAGAACACAGCGGCGGCTACGATGACAATTGGCGATGCAACCGTAACGGCAACCAAGGGATACGTAATACCAGCTACCACGGGTTCCCTTCTACTTCCAGCGCTCGCCGATGTTTCGCAGCACTACGATTTGAGCGATTTCTTTACCATCGGAACCAGCACTCAGGTTCTCAATATCGTCTACGATTCAATGACATAATGACATGTGGAGTTAATCGAAATGGCAAAGAAAGAGATTCGCCGCATGGTGATCGAGCCCGCAGAGAACGGCGGGCACACGGTTTCTCATGAATACAAGCCCATTCAGCGCGAAGGGCGTCACGGCATGAGCGAAAGTTATTTAGAACCCGAGAAACATGTCTTCGGCGCAGACGAGGGGCACGAAATGCTGGCGCATGTCGCCAACCATCTGGCGATTCCTGAGCACGAGGAATCCGAGGAAACGCCTGAGATGGAAGCGAAATCGCACCCGGCATCGTTCCTCAAGGCTGCGCTGAAGGAAAAAAAGGAAGCCTAGCCCCTCATGGCAGATGCGAACGACAGTGCGACAGTTGATTTCATGGCGACAGCCCGCAAGCGGTTTGCGGCGGCCGCCGAGGATGAGCGCGAACTGCGCGTCAAGTTCGTGCAGGATCTCAAACTGGCTTCCCCGGATGGCGATGACCAGTGGGACCCGCAGATCAAGTTGCAACGCGAGATGGCAGGCCGCCCGGCGATGGCCTTCCCGCGCTGCCATACGTTCGTTCAGCAGGTCAGCAATGAGGCCCGCCAGAATAAGCCTCAGGTTAAGTTTGCGCCGCGACTGGATGCCGACAAGGACACCGCCGAGGTCTACGAGGGCCTAGCACGGTTCATCCAGTACGAATCCAACGCGCAGATCGCCTACGAAACAGCCATCGAATACAGCGCGGGCGGTTCATTCGGCTACTACCGCTTCCTGACTGAGTATGCGGAAGACGAAGGCGACGAACTCGACCTCAAGATTCTCCCCGTCATGGACCCTATGACAGTCTATGGGATCGTTGTTCCCACCTGCTTCAATCGCAAGCCGCGTTTTGCGTTCGTAGTTGAGGAAATCCCCAAGGAAGAGTACAGGGCGCTTTACGGCGACAGCGAAATGGCTTCGCTCTCGTGGGATTCCGCTTCGCAGCGCGCAGAGGGGTGGGTCGGTTCCGACTCGGTGCGTATCGCAGAGTACTGGTGGTGCGAAGAGGTAAAGATCAAGGGAAAGCGCCCAAAAACCAAGGTTTTATTCTGCAAAATCAATGGGCTGGAAGAACTTCCTGATACGCGCACCGAATGGGCAGGTTCTGAAATACCGATTATCCCGGTTCTTGGCAAGCAGATGATTATTGAGGGCAAGCCCCGTCTGTCCTCAGTAGTTCGCTCGCAGAAATCCGCTCAGCAGATGCTGAATTACGCAAAATCGCGCGTTGCTGAGACGTTGGCGCAGTCTCCGGTGTCGCCATACATGATCGCCGAGGGCCAAGACGCTGGATACGAGAAGGAATGGGCGACGATCAATACGGTTCCGCGTCCTAGTGTGCATTTCAAAGTCGTTGATATGGCCGGTCGTCCGCTCCCTGCACCCACGCGCAACACGTTCGAGCCTCCGATTCAGTCGCTTTCTGAGTTCATCGCCCAGGAAGTGGACGATATGAAGGCCACTACGGGCATCTATGACGCATCGCTGGGCGCTAAGGGGAACGAGACTACCGGCAGGGCGATTCAGGCCCGCCAGCAGTCCTCCAACCTTACCACCATGCATTTTCTCGATAACCTGGAGCGCTCATTCCGGCAGGCGGGCGACATTATCGAGGAGATGATCCCCAAGATTTACGACACCGAGCGCGAAGTGACCATTCTCGGCCAGGACGAGAAATCCAAGGTGGTAACCATCAACGCGGAGCACACTGACGAAGCCGGAAAGTCGCATCACTACAAGATCGCCGGGAAGCGCGTGCCGCTGGTGGTCACTATGGGCCGCGCGTATGACTCGAAGCGGATGGAGACGTTCGATTTTGTACAGAATTTGATTCGCTCCGTGCCGACGATGGTCCCGATTCTCGGCGATTTGATGATGAAGAATTCGGACATGGCTGGCGCGGATGAAGCAGCCGAGCGGTTGCACAAGATGCTGCCGGCGCAGTTGCAGGACAATGAAAACGCGCTTCCGCCCCAGGCGCAGGCCGCCGTTGCGCAGGCTCACCAGCAAATGCAGGCCATGCAGGGTGAACTCGCCAAGCTGACAATGGAGAAGCAGGCCAAGCACCTTGAGCACATGGGCAAGATGGAAGAGATTGCGGCCAAGGCTCAGGCCGATATGGCGCTCGAGGACAAGAAGTTGCTGACGGCTATCACTGTCGCGGAGATAAACACCAAGGCGCAGAACGCGGCCGACCGCGAAGCAGATCGCAGGGCGCTTGAGGCGCAGTTCCACGATCAGGCGCATGATGTAGCAATGCAGGCTCAACAGCAACAGGCCGCGCAGCAGATGCAGCAACAGCAGGCTGCGGCACAGAGCCAACAGAGTTCACAAGATGCGGCGCAGCAGCAAGAGCAGCAAGTAGCACCGCAGCAAACCGCTGACCCGGCGCAAGGGGCGAATTGAGGAGAAAGATGCAGCCACATCAGCAACGCGTAGTAGACGAGAAAGCGGAATTATCCGGCAAGCTGTACAAGTTGGAAACGTTCCATGATACCGCTATTTTTGCTTCTCTACCGCCTGCTGAGCAAACGCGTCTTACGCGCCAGCTCTACATCATGAAGCTTTACGAGCAGGTTTTGTCTGAGCGCATCGCAGCGTTCTAGTAATCACCGGCGCAACCACAGAATTTTCAAGGGGAATCAACCATGGCAACAGAGACGCAAGCGGCATCGTCACCCGTCGAAGCAACAGACCCATTCAACGGGCAGTCCCCCACGCTCCACGAGTTCAATTCGTACCGTGCGACAGGGGAAGTCCCGGCCAGATTCGCACCAGCCGAAGACGCGGACCCGGAACCCGCAGATGAGACACCAGCCGAGGGCGAAGAGCCCGAAACCGCACCGGAAACGGCACCGGAAGACGATCAGGAGCCGCCCGAGGGCATTGGCAACAAGGCCCGCAGGCGATTCGAGAAGTTGCTCGCTGAAAACAAGGCACTCAAGGCAGCACAGCAGGCCAAACCAGACGTTACCCCGGTCCCGTCTCCCGCGCCGCAAGCCGCCCAGGTTGCCCCGACAAGTCCAGAGCCGACCGTGAACGACACGAAAGATGATGGAACGCTGAAATATGCGGACTATGCTGATTTCGTGAAGGCATTGGGCCGGTGGTCAGCCGAGCAAACTCTCCACGAAGCGCATCAGCGCGAAGTTCAGCAGAGGCAAGTCAGCCAGGTACAGGAAAACGTCGAAGATGCCCGCAAACGGTACGGCACCGAGTTTGACTCGGTGATCGAGCCCACTGCAGCAACCATTATGGGAGACAAAACCATTCCCATGCAGGTCAAGCAGATGCTGTCAGAATCAGACGTGCTTCCAGAGTTGATTTACACGATTGGGACGGACCAGAAAACCATGAAGGAACTGGAACGACTTTCGCGTGTGAATCCATCGCAGGCGATTCGTTACATCGCAACTCTCGAAGCTGGTATCCGACTTGAACTTGCTGCCGAACCGAACGCTGCCGCTACTCCTGAGCCGAAGAAAACCGCCGCCCCGAAACCGCCGTCCCCTGTAAATGGGGCGAGTTCCAGGGCCTTTGACGTGAGCGACGAAAGCCTTTCCCCGGACGACTGGGCGCGTAAGCGCAACCAGCAACTCGCCAGTAGAAGGTAATCGAGCACTCAGGAGAATTAATCATGGCTAATAGCCTCCTTTCACCGACCATCATTACTCGTGAAGCACTTCGAATTTTGCACGCCAACCTGAATTTCATTGAGAACTGCGACAAGCAGTATGACAAGCAGTTCGCCAACAGCGGAGCCTCGCCTTCAGGCAAGATCGGCCCCTCGCTGACCATCCGTATGCCGAACCAGTACACGGTTCGCACCGGCTCGGTCATCAGCGTTCAGGACACCACCGAAACCAGCCAAGTGCTCACCGTTTCTACGCAGAAGGGCGTGGACACCAACTTTACCTCCGCAGATCTCTCCCTCACCATCGATGAGTTCAGCGAGCGCTACCTGAAGCCCGCCATGTCGGTTCTGGCATCGAATATCGAAGCTGATGCATTGAGCATGATGCTGAACGTCTACAACGCCATCGACGACAACGCCAACACGCTCACCTACAAGGACATTGCCCTGGGTCGCCGGATGCTCAACCAGAACCTTGCGCCGGATGAGGGCGAGCGGGTAGGCATTCTGACTTCGCAGCATGTGCCCAGCTTCCTCGACGGGATCAAGGGACTGTTCAACCCGCAGGAAAGCATTTCGCGTCCGTACCTTACCGGAAAAATCGGCAAGGTGAGCGGGATGAACACCTACGAGAACACGATCATCCCCAACTTCCAGAGCGGCACGGCGGCGGCCGCCACCGGCTACACCGCAACATTGGCAAGCGGCAGCGCCACGGCGACACTCGCCGCGGGTTCAGCTACATTCACGGCTGGCGATATCGTCACATTCGCCGGCATTTACGCCGTCCACCCTGAAACCAAGGCCAATCTCGGATACCTGCAGCAGTTCGTGTTCACCGCTGCCGTAGCCGGGGCCGGCGCGGCCACCATCTCCCCTACTCCGGTAAGCTCTGGAGCCACGCAGAACGTGACCGGCACGCTGACCTCCGGCCTTGCGGTCGTCAAGGTTGGCGGCGGCGCTTCTGCCCTCTACAACCAGTCGATCCTCTTCCACCCGGAAGCGTTCGCCTTCGTCACCGCCGATCTGATCGACGTATCGAAGTTCGGCGCATGGGGCGCGCGCGAGGTCATGGACGGCATTTCCATGCGCATCGCTCGGCAGTACGACATCACGAACGACAAAATCCCGTGCAGGATTGATGTTTTGTACGGATATCGAACCATCCGTCCCCAGCTTGCTGTGAGAGTTATTGCACAGTAACGGTTTACCTCCATTCCTTGCTGGTGTATCATGTCAATATGAACATGACACCAGCGGGGAATCGAGTGGAATTCTTTGGCGGACTTTGTTCCATCAAGGGTTGTGACCTTCCGGAATTGGCGGCGGGTTTCTGCAACAAGCACTGGCGGCGTTTACGGAAGTATGGTTCTCCGCTATGGCTGGCAAATCCATCAGGGTCGTATCGTGGACTTCCGGCCGAGGTCAGATTCTTCAAGCGAGTCATTAAGACAGACGCTTGCTGGGACTGGCAGGGTGGAGTGGACGCAGACGGGTATGGAGTCTTTATGGGAGAGGTTTTAGGAACGGTATTACGAAGGGCGCACCGCTTCTCGTGGTCCTTTCACAATAACCGCACTATTGCTCCCGGCATGGAGATTCTGCATTCTTGCGATAACCCAAAATGTGTTAACCCAGACCATCTGTCTCTTGGAAACGCTGCTGAAAATCAGCGAGATAAGTGGACAAAGGGTAGAGGTTGGGTACATAAGGGAACATCTCACTGGTCCACGAAACTAAGCGAAGAACAAGTCCGTGAAATCCGCTCCAGCACGGAGACGCAGAAGCAACTAGGGATGAAATATGGTCTCAAGCAGTCCACCATCTCATGTATCGTTAGTCGTAAATCGTGGAAGCACGTAGACTGATAAGGAGAATCATCATGGCAGCAGGAAAGCAGCTCAGCGACAATAACGGCAGCGGAACCGCCCTCGGACAGTCCTCTACCGATACCATCAGCTTCTACGGGGCAACGCCCGTAGCGCAACGCGCCAGCATCGCGGGGAATGCAAGCACGCTCATCTCCGTATCGTCCAATGCCACCATTGCCTCCAATTTGGGCGCATGGATGGCCGAGGTGAACGCAACCCTTCAGGCACTTGGAATCTGGGCCGCCCACTAAATGACGGGCAAGAAAAAAGTCGTATTCGCAACGCCGAGTATAGCGGGGCCGACAGCGCCTTACATTGAGTCGCTGAAAGCCTCGCTCCCTCTTATCGTCGCGGCTGGATGGGATGAGGGATACGCGCAGAAAGTAGGGTGCCCGTATATCTCCTGCGCTCGTGCAGATATGCTGCGCATGGCACTAGATGCCAAGGCCGATGTGATTGTGTTTCTTGATTACGATCTTTCATGGGATGCGCCTGACCTCTTGAATCTGATTGAAACTAAGGGCGATGTGGTATCAGGAACTTATCGTTTCAAAGAGGAAAACGAAGCGGAGCCTGAGCGCTATATGGGCAATTGGGATATGAATCCAGATTGGACCCCAAAGATTCGTGAATCTGACGGCGCAATCAGCGCGACTCTCATTCCCGCAGGTTTCCTCAAGATCACCAAAGAGGCCGTCGACAAGTTCATGGGCGAATATCCTGAACTGAGCTATGGGCCGAGATACAGTCCTACGGTGGATTTATTCAATCATGGGGCAAGGGATCGTATATGGTGGGGAGAGGATTACTCATTTGCGCAGCGGTGGAAGGAAAAATGCGGCGATATCTGGCTGGTTCCTGACCTGAACATCGACCACCACGCCGCCGACAAGGTTTATCCAGGCAATTTGCATGAATTTCTTATGCGCCAACCTGGGGGGAGCAAGGCAAAATGACAAGCAAGGAAATCCAACTCATCGCACCGACCGATCTCAGCACAAACGCTTGGCTCAAGATAATCGCGCTTCAGTTGTCGATTCTGATTGAGGCGCTGGCATCGGAAGCTCCACAGGTTCAGCCGATCCCCGAGAAGCGCGGTCCCGGCCGTCCCCGAAAGGTCGCATAATGGCGCTGATTCTCACGGACCAATCCGGCAACCAGTATTCGCTATCGGTGGACGCGGCGAGCGGATCGCTGCTGACCAATCCGGTATCCAACCTGACGCCGACAACCGCCGACAACTCCATCTTCTTCACGACGCTTTCGCTCATCACTGCGGCGATGCGCCTGATCAATGTGGTAGCCTCTGGCGAGCTGCCCACCAGCGACGAGGCAAACGATGCGCTGATGGCGTTTCAGTGGATGGTGGACTCGTGGAACGCAGACAGCCTATCCATCTTCACCATGAGCGCCTCAGACTATCCGCTGTCGCTCGGCAAGCAAGCGTACACTTTGGGGCCGGGTGGAGATTTCAACGCAACGCGCCCCTCGCAGATCGTGGGAATGAGCGCGATCCTGCTCAATAATCCGACGAACCCAGTTGAGGTTCCGATTGACCTGTACACCATGACCCAGTGGCAGACGCAGGTTCCGGTAAAGAACGTCCCGGGCACATTCCCGCTGGTCTGCTATGACGATGGCGGCGCACCGCTACGCACGCTGTCTTTCTGGCCCATCCCCAACTCACAGCCAAACAATGTGCGCATTTACGCCTGGCAGTCGCTCGTCTGGCCGGCCACGCTGCAAACCATCCTCAATTTCCCGCCGGGGTATGCGCGGGCCTTCGTCTACAATCTCGCCCTGGAGTTGGCTCCGCAATTCGGAGCGCAGATCCACCCCGCAGTTGCGAAAATAGCTGTGGAGTCGCTTGCAATGGTCAAGACGCAGAATGCGCCTGATTTGAACCTGATTTCTGACCTTCAAACCAACCCTGCCGGTTACCAATGGAAAGCGGATATGTTCGGGATACCGTACTAACGATTGGAGCTATATGAAAATGATCCAGATCAAGAAAAGCCCCACGGCTGATACACGCACCTGCGACTTTGCAAACACAAGCAAAGACACTTTGCTATCCAGTAGTTTCCAGCACATTGAGGACGTGCGATTCGCTCTTGAGTTCTTTATCGAGAAAATGCAGAGATCGCGGGATGCGCACGACCACGACAAGATCAGCGATATCGATGGATTCCATCGCGACTTCTTGACCGGCTTCAAGGAGCATTCATGGTGGGACAATCACCGCAAGGTCAACCGTCACCATCTGCTCGAGGCAGACGGCGTTCCCGCCGATGTGAACCTGATCGACGTTTTGGACATGATTTCAGATTGCGTCATGGCCGGCATGGCTCGTTCTGGTTCTGTTTATCCGCTCAATATCGACCCTGAAGTTCTCGTGCGCGCATTCCAGAACACCGTAGAATTGCTCAAGAAAAACGTGGAGGTCGTCGGATAAATGGCGAGATTTGGCCTCATCGGCTCCTCGTACCAGAGCCAGTCGACTATCGCGGACTGCCAGCGGACGATGAACTGGTACCAGGAAAACATCGAAAGCCAGATGGCGGCGTCTTCGATGGCGCTCTATCCTACGCCCGGACTGGCAGCATGGGGAACAATCGACAAGCCCGTACGCGGTGAGATCGAGATTAACGGGCGCATGTTTGCCGTGGGGGGCGCGAAGTTCTACGAGATGAATGCTGCAGGTTCCCCGACGATGATCGACACCGTGGGTAATAATCTTCAGCCGGTCACGATGGCGACGAATGGCACGCTCGGCAATCAAGTGCTCATCTGCTCCGATGGTAAGCTATTCATCTACACGCTGGACGCAATCGGGAACATCCCCAAAGGTACGTTCACGCAGGTAAGCTCTTTGCAGGGAATTCCCGCATCCGTGGTGTTTTGCCATAGTTATTTCGTGGCTTTGCTGGCCGGAACGAACAAGTTTCAGGTGTCGAACCTGCTCGATGGTTCCACGTGGAATGCGCTCGGCGTCCAGCAGAACGAGACGTTTCCAGAGAATATCGCCTCCATTGTCTCCGCATACAACTTTCTCTTTGTTCTAGGGCAGGATGGTCACTCGCAGGTCTACTACAACTCCGTAGCCAGCCAGTACACGCCGTTCAGCCCCATTTCAGGAGCCTACATGGAGGAAGGCTGCGGAGCGCCACTATCGCCTGTCGTGATGGATAACACTGTTTTCTGGCTCGGCGGACGAGATGGCATGGGCGATATTGCTTGGCGCGCGAACGGTTACACCCCAACGCGGGTATCAAATTTCGCCGTTGAGACTGCTTGGGCATCATATCCGTTGAAGGGTTCGGACGCGGTGGGATACACGTACCGCGACCAGGGCCACACGTTTTGGGTTCTGCGCTTCCCTTCGGCCAATGGAGGCGCTGGCGCTACTTGGGTTTATGACGCATCTAGCCAGCAATGGCACGAGCGCGGATTCTGGTCGCAGACTGGGCCTACCGGATACAGCGCACACCTTTCAACCTGCCATGTATTCGCGTTCGGAAAGCATCTTGTAGGGGACTGGAATTCAGGCAATATTTATTCGATGGATATTGCCAACCTTACGGACAATGGTACCGCGATTCGCCGATGGCGGCGCTCTCCTCACATCTCCGCTGAGCGCGAGCGCGTGTTCCTCGACCGTTTGCAGATCGATTTAGAGGTAGGCTTGGGCCCAGAACCACCGCTCATTGGCCTGACGCCGCCGATGGAGCAAACTGGCGTCTCAGAGGCGGGTAAACTGGTAATTGATGACCAAAGTGGAGGTCGATATGCGCTATCGGTGGATAATTCCGATGGATCGCTCTCTGCAGCATCACTTACGCCAGCAGGGCAACAGCCTCCCTACTATCGCGGTCCGCAGTTGTCGGTTAGCATCTCCCGCGACGGGTCAAAGACGTTCGGACCGGAGCACTTGTTGGACTGTGGACAGGATGGTGAAACTAGGAAACGAGTCATCCTGCGGCGGCTTGGTCAGGCGCGAGACTTCGTATTCGACATTGTAGCCACGGACCCAGTACCTTGGCGCATAATCGACGGTTATATTGAAGGAACAGGCTTCCAGCAGCCAATGCAGCGGCTACAGAAGCAGATGGCACAGGTGCAATGATGGCTCAGACGATCAATGTTCCCTCCCCGGTATCCGCAGCGGTTCCGTTCGTTCACTCGCAGGCGAGTCAGATTCCTTCCCCTCCTAGCGGGCTCACTGAGTTCGGATACAAACACCTTTCAGACACTCAGACGGCGATTGCGGCCCTTGTCGCACAGGTTGCCGCACTAAACGCAAAGGCAGGACTATGAAAAACCGTATTATCACATTTCTCGGAACGCTGGCACTATTCCTGAGCTCTGTCCCTGCTGTATCTCAGAATCCTGTGGTGCCTTTCCGGTCGCCGCGCGCCACGTTCACCACTCAGACAGGCCAGCCACTCTCGGGCGGATGCATCTACACCTACCAAGGCGGCACAACCACTCAGCAGGCGACCTACACCGATTACACAGGCGGCACAGCCAACACGAACCCCGTCATTCTCGATACTACCGGCAGCGCTGTGATGTGGCTTGGCGCGAACTCCTACAAGTTTGTCGCCTACAGCGCTGGTGGGTATCACTGCTCATCGGGAAGCCTCCAGTGGACGGTTGATCAGATTCCCGGCGATGCGTTCCTGAACGGGACCATAAGCGGCGCGACAATCACCAACCCTACAATCACCGGCGGCACGGATTCAGGCACAACAATTTCCAGTGCGGTAATTACAGGATCGAGCATCAATAGTTCTGCAATCGGCTCCTCTGTGCCAGCATCAGGGTCGTTTACCAGCGTAGCCTCAGCGCTCCAGGCCGTGACCTTTAGTTCGACTCCCGTCTTTGCTGCTAGCAGTTACGGTTATTTCACTATGACGCTGAGCGGAAATGTCGCATCCAGCACAATCACCGGAGCAACTACGGGCCAGACGATAGCTTTTCAGATTTGCCAGAACGGGACCGGTCAGGTGGTTAACAGCCAAACTACCGGATTTACGTTTGCGTGGCCTTCTACGTACCCGAATGCACCCACGATAAACTCTGCGCTGAATGCTTGCACTGTGGTGACTGCTTTCTATAATGGCTCCAACTGGGTCACGATCTCGCAGAGCCAGCAGGTGATTCTTGGCAATCTCGATACTCTAACGTTCACGTCTACGCCGATATTTCCAGCAACAAACTACTCGAATTTCCTGCTCACGCTCACAGGGAACGCGACAAGTAGCACAATTGCAGGCGGAACCATTGGACAGGTTTCCACCTTCGACATATGCGAAGACTCGACCGGGGGGCGAACCTTCGTGTGGCCTTCGAATGTCCTAAATTCTCCCCAGTTTGTGACTAACGCGGGAGTGTGCAACTCGCTGATTACGGTTTACAACGGAACAAACTGGAACACGGTTGCAAGCTCCTCGACAAGCTCTACTCCGCTGACCGGGAACCTGGATATCATCGGTTTCACTTCTGCCCCGTCATTTAACGCGGCGAGCTACAGCGCTTTCCAGATGACACTAGGGGGTAATGTCACTTCCAGCTCGATCATCGGCGGATCAACTGGACAGTTGATTTCCATCGCACTGATACAGGGGTCGTCTACAACTACGGCTCCAGCGAGCGCTCCGACAGTCACAACCTCTACCACTGGAGGCAGTCTCCCGGCTACGACAACCTATTACGCAAAATGCAGTTATCTGTTCGGGGTGACAGAGAGCCTGCCGAGCGCGGAGGCGTATCAGGCGACAGGCTCAGGGTCTACGAACTCAATCACTTGGACCTGCCCAGCGTATGCGGGCGTGACGCAGTACAAGTTCTATCTGGGGGCGGGGACGGGTGCAGAAGCCTATTATTATCTGACAACCAGCACTTCATTTGTGCAGCAAAATATACCCAGCAGTTACACTCCGGGCTCGCCGTACGGATCAAGCATATACACCGTAGCGTGGCCTTCCAACCTGATAAACCCGCCACTGATGGCTACTGGTGTAGGCGCTACGACCGCTCTTACTGCCGTGTACAACGGTTCATATTGGGTAACGGTAGGATCAAGTGGTGCAGGTAGCAGCAATAGCGGCCCGGTGTGCGTGGGCGGTAATTGCTATCGGCAGAACCCTGATGGAAGCTATGACGAGTGGGGATCAACTCCCACGTTTGGAGGGCAGAATGGCGGTAGCTTCAGCATGGCTTTCCCTCATGCATTCACCACGCTTTCGAGTATTCAGGTAGTTTTTAGTCCGAACGGATGCGATGGCGGCAATGCGGCTACCTGCGCCGCGAATCCAAGCGGCAGCCCGAACAACGTGTACACGTGTGGAATTCTTACTCCAAGCGTAAGCGCGCCTACCGGCTTCTATTCGTCCTCGAATACGGTAACCGCCGGAGCGTCATGTTCCTGGATGGCGAAGGGGTATTGATGGCCGATATCCGCAAGGTAAGCTACGCGGACATTCTCGGAGCTCCGAACGCAAAGGAGCTATTTGCCGAGTACGAGTCCGAGTGCGCGAACCCTGAGCTAGCTCCAATCAATCCACAGGCCGATCTTTACGCTTTAATGGAGGCATCGGGAGGCTTGCAAGCGTTTGGGGTTTACGAGGGAGACGCGCTAATCGGATTCCTTACTGTGCTGGTTTGGACGATTCCGCACTACGGTAAAAATATCGGTTCCAATGCTGATATTTTCCTCGCACCGGGGCATAGGATGAGCGGAACAGGCGCAAGAATGATAGATCTCGCAGAGGAATACGCGAAAAGCAAGGGAGGCGCCTGCTTTCAATGGACCGTCCCCGCGGGAAGCCGGTTTGCGAGGTTGCTGGCTCTCAACGCGGGACGGTACCGCCGCTCCAATTCTGTCTACCTGAGGACGTTATGAGTCTCGCTCTGATCGACAAAACGCTGCCGCCTACAACTCCAGAAATTATGGAGAAAATTGCGCTGGTGGAGGCGAGAATAAGGCCACACGAGAATACGCTCCAGGTGAAGATGGAGCATTCTCTCCATGCGGGAATGTATGCCCGTACCTGCCGTCTGGCCGCGTATCAGGTCATCACCAGCGTTCTCATCAAGATCCCCACGTTGCTTATCGTCAACGGGGATTGCATCGTTCTGGCGGGCGAAGAATGGAAAGAGCTGAAGGGATACAATGTTCTCAACGCTCCCTCCGGACGCAAACAGATTTATGTGACACGTGCGGAAACGGAAATTACGATGATTTTCCCGAGCAACGCGAAAATGGTTGAAGAAGCAGAGGACGAATTCAGCGACGAATCCGCCAATTTGCTCAGTAGGAGGTCGTAATGTCGGGTGTGGCTACTGGTACGGCGCTAATGATCGGCGGGGGACTTGCGGCGGGCGGCAGTGTCGCCAGCGGCCTCATTGGAGCAAATGCTGCGGAGAATGCGGCGTCCACCCAAGCAACAGCAGCCGAGAAGAATGCGCAGATGCAGGGGTCTCTCGGCCAGGAAGGTCTTACCCTCGAAAACCAGCAGAACCAGCAGAACCAGGCCAATCTCCAGCCTTATTTGCAGACCGGCGACAATGCGAACGCGACCCTGCAATATCTGATGGGCATGGGTGGCGAGAATCCAGGCGGCGGGGGTGCAACGACAGGTGCAGGACAAACGCTCTCGATCCCCGGAATCTCTGGATCTGTAGCCGTTCCCGGCGTCACTACCACAACCGGAACAGCAGCGACGAATCTGGGATCGTATGGCGAGCTGATGAAGGGATACGGGGGAGGCGCTTTTCAAGCTCCCACTGCGGATCAGGCCCGGCAGACTCCCGGATATCAATTCGGCTTACAGCAGGGAGAGGGCGCGCAGCAAGCCAGCGCGGCGGCGAATGGAACACTTCTCACTGGGGGGACGCAGGCGGCGCTCAACCAATACGGCCAGAACTATGCGGACACGAATTACAACAACGTCTACAACCAGGCTCTCCAGACCTACGGCACGAATTACAACAATTGGGCGAATCAACAAACCAGCGAATACAACAAGCTGGCGGGTATGGCTGGCATGGGTCAGACAGCGGCGAACACCATGAACAGCAACGGCTTGCAGTCTACCGGGCAGATGGAAAACACGCTCACCAATACCGGGCAGCAGGTCGGCCAGCAGAACACCAATGCCGCGGCTGCGACCGCTTCCGGTTACGTTGGGGCCGGAAATGCATACGGCGGCATGGCCAGCGGGGTGGGCAATAGCTTAAGTCAGATGATGATGCTCAAATCGCTATACGGTGCATCGGGAACAAGCGGCAGCGGAAGCAGCGGTACGCAGTCAGATATTAACAACATGTTCAACTTGGATTACATGGGGTAGACGATGGGCAGCATTCCGCTTTTAGCTCTTGACGTTCGACAACCCGAGCAGCCTCCAAACCTGATTAGCCAGTACGGGCAGCTTATGGCAATCAAGGGGCAGCAGGCGCAACAGGCACAACAGCAGGCCATGGCCCCGCTCCAGCAGCAGCAAGCCCAGCAGCAAGTGCAGAGCGGCGCAATGGAGCTACAGCAGCGCCAGCAGGACCTAAAGGACCAGCAGGGAATTTCCAACTGGTTCATGCATATCGACCCGAAAGACCCGGACGCCTTCAACCCCACTACGGTTGGGAAAACCCTCGCCTCACAGGGGGTTTCCGGCAAGGGGATCATGGCGGCGCAGGGTCAGCTTTTGCAGCACCAGCAGACAGCCGCAACGCTGACCAAGGACCAACTCGCAAACCAGCAGCAGATGAACGATAGCCTCTACAGCGGAATCAATGGGATTATCGGCGTCACAGACCCTCAGCAGCGGGCGCAGGCTATCACCGCGCTTCTTCCGCAAGCGGTCCAGTCGAAAGCCTTACAGCCACAGCAAGCCCAGCAACTCGCGCAGAATCCCGCAGCGGTCACGGATGACCAGCTCAAGGCGCTCCAGCACGGGCTCGGCATCAGTTCAGCATTTCTTGGGTCGGTTGCGCGGATGCAGACGGCGCAGACCGGCGCGCAGACGGCCGCAATCAAGGCCCCCGGCGAACAGGCCGCATCGGATTCGCTGGTGCTCAGGAATGCGGCGCAACAGCTTGCGGCGTCTCCAGACCAGGCGACCTACCAGGCCGCGCTCGGCGAACTGCCGATGAAGATTGCGAAGAACTTCCCCGCGCAGTTCGACAAAAACGCGGTACTTCAGGCTGGGATGCCTCCAGATGAACAGATGAAGTATGATCCCGCAACTCAAGCTAACCTGGCCGCTGTAAAGGCGGGAGCGGAAGCGAAGGCGAGACAGCCGTTTGAAATGGCTCTTGCACGGCAAAGACAGGCGCTCTCCCAGGGCGATCCAAACGCGGCGGCGCAGCTTTTGCTCGACGGCGATGCGACCTTATCAGAATTGAAGGCGCGCGGATCGACACCTCAGTTTATCGCGCAGACATTGCAGGCTGCGCACCAAATGAGCGGTGGAAAATACAACGCTCAGAGCGCAGAATCTCAATTCAGTGTCGCTAAGTCGCCTCAACAGGTGCAATTCTTTGGATCAGCAAAGTCCCTTACTGACCCAGGCGGAACGCTCGACCAGTTGGCAGAATCTGCGAAAAAGATTCCGCAAAACCAAATTCCCAAATTCAATTCAATTGAGGATTGGGCGAGGGAAGCAGCCGGAAGCGGTCCTCTCGCCGAATACGCTTCGCGCGTTCTTGGGGTTGCCGATGATTATTCAAAGGTGATGGGCGGGGGTGTCGGTAGCGATCAATCTAGGCTGCAGGCTGCAAATCTCGTATCGGCAAAGCTCAGCAAAGAGGGAAGAGAAGGGGCGCTCAACGGAATCCGTGGATCTGTAAATTCGCAAATCAAGTCCCGCATTGGCAATAACGCTATCCTCCAGAGAATGTACGGGGATGCTGGATCGGGTTCGCCCACATCTGGAAATGACCCGTTTGCGCAGTTCGGCGGAAAGGCTCACTAATGGCAACCGCTCCCCAGGTTTACACCGGAATCACAGCGAGTCCGAGGGTCACTATTGACCCCTCACGCGAAGGCGTTTCTTCGCCTCCTGATGGAGGCAACGTATCCAACGTCAACAACCCGCCATCGGAAGCAGGCGCGGCCACCATCACGATGCTATCGCCGGATGGACGAACCGGGGATATCCCGATTTCAAACATGCAGGCGGCTAAACAGGCAGGATTCAAAGTCGCTGTGCAAATGAAATCTCCCGAGGGCGTGAATGGATATGTTCCCGCCGAAAATGTCCATGATGCAGCCGCGAAGGGCTTCAAGATGGTTCCGATCGAAGTCCCAGATGCGGCAAAGGTGAGCTACTGGGATGCGCTCACAAACCCAGTAGGGTCAGGCGGCGCGCAGCAGGGTATTATAGGCGGCGTACAGCAAATTGGCGGTCAGGCTATCAAAGCACTAGCGCAGCCCGTCCTACACCCCATCGACACCGCTGAGGGGATCTATAACACCGTGCGCCATCCCATTCAGACTGCTCAGGGAATTGGCCAGCAAGTGCAAGCTGATTACCAACAGGGCGGTGTTCCTCTCGCGGCTGAGAATCTTGCCGGCCAGGCGATTGGCGCTTATGAGGGCGGTAGACTAGCCGCACCGGTAGCCAATGCTGCCCTGAATGCGGTCCCCTCTGGATTGGGGCGCGCTGTTCTACTCGGCAAGAATCCAGAAGCGGCCTATGAGAGTGCAATGAAGCCGGGAACCACTATCAGCCAAGCGGATCGCGCGGCAATGGTGCGGACTGGGCTCCAGAATGCCATTCCGGTATCTAAGGCGGGAGTGGAAAAACTTGGCAACTTGATCGACGACCTAAATAGCGAAATCAAGGGAACCATCGCGCAAGATCCAACACGGCCAATTGATCCGAATGCGGTAGCGACACGCATCCAGCCCACGCTCGACAGATTCGGTAATCAAGTTGTCGCACAGCCGGACTTGAACGCTATCGAAGCGACACGACAGCAGTTCCTTGCGGAGCGCGGTGCCCGGCCTGGAACGCCTGGAACAGGTCCACGGCCTACGGGGCTGCTCGATGCCCAGGGGCGCCCTATCATGTCACAGGGAATTCCAGCAAAGCCTCCCCAGCCAGCGCCTCCGATGAACGCTGCAGATGCGCAGGCGATGAAGCAGGGAACCTATGGGGTTCTCAAGGGTAAGTATGGAGAGCAGGGAAGCGCAACGGTCGAGGCTCAAAAGGCTTTGGCGCGTGGTCTGAAAGAGGAGATTGCAACGCAATTTCCAGAAATCAGCAACCTTAACGCAGCCGAGGGCAAACTGTTGGACTTGCAGCCAGTTCTTGAGCGCGCAGTGAATCGTATCTCGAATCATCAGGTTATCGGGATCGGAACGCCGGTAGCTGGGGCTGCAGCGACAGCGGTTACCGGAAGCACTACGCTCGGAAAAGTGGCAATGGTCGCAAAGGCTGTGCTAGACAACCCCAACATCAAATCTCGGTTAGCTATTGCGGTGAGCAAGGGCGGCAAGATTCCTTACGCTCAAGCTCTCGCTCGCGTTCAATCCTATGCAACATCTCTTGGATCAATATCTTCCGTTGGGCAGGAGAATTACCCCGGCGACAATCCCAATCAACCAATACCTGCCCAACAATAACGGCGAGGTAAGCAAAGGCTAATCCAATGACAAGACTCTCAAGCATGACGAAATTATACGCCACTATCGCTTTCGCATTCATGGCGGTTCTTGCTTCCGCGCAGACGAACCGTTTCCCGCCGATCAACCTCTACACCGGTGATCCGACAGGTGTAGCCTGCACTATCCCGAATAGTTTAGTGCAAAGCACTACAACTGAGGGGATTTACGGCTGTACCATCGGGGGAGTTTATGCTCCTCTCCCTCCAGATGCCACCAAACTCCCGCTCACCGGAGGAACGATCAACGGGAACCTCAACGTCACAGGCAATGCTACCCTTCCAAACATCGTAGGCCCAACAACGCTCACCGGCCTGCTGAACGGAACAGATGCAACTTTCTCAGACACCGTCGCGGCTACAACTGAGACTTCATGCGTCAACAATAGGACCCTGAACCCTACTTGCCCTACTTATGGAGCTGACCCGACAGGAGTAGCTGACTCCACTTCTGCCATAAATACCGCATGCTCCGTGGCATATTATGGGAATTTACAAGTCAAACTTCCAGCGGGAATCTACAAAGTCTCTGGACAACTCACGAACTGCGGATCTCTGCCTATAGGTTTTTTTGGGAGTGGCGTAGCGAACACAATTATCAAAAACTACAGCACCACGGCCTATATTTTCCCAGTCACCTATAGTATTTTAGGCGGCGGGACCACAACCACAACTGCCGCGCAATTTAAGGATTTTCAGATTGTTCAAGCGCCCGGTGTGACGCCCACTGCGGGTGGTGCGTTCCTAATCGGATCTGGTGTTACTGGCTATTACACAGTTGGGTTACGAATCGAAGATGTAACAATCAACAACATGTGGGGTGGCCTTTATTTTCAGCAGGGACAGATTTCCAACTGGGTCAATAATGTATATGTAGTTTGGTCAACCAGCGGGGGGAATGGCTGCATTTATTACAATAGTGCCGTTCCAAGTGGGGATGATCATATCAACGATGTAGAGTGCAACGGGGCAAATACAGGAGTAACCATCGCCCAGTCTGACACGACAGAATACTCTAACCTGAAAACCAATGGATCGGGGGTCGTGTTCACAGGTAGCGCAATGACAGCCAATGTTCGATTTATTGATCCTTCGATTGAGAATGCTCCCGCCTGCGGGTTCGATTTTGGTGTTGGTACACCACCTACTGAAACACAGATATTTGGCGGAGGCGTTGGAAATACAATTCACGCCCTTTGCAACGAATCAAATGCGACTAACCTTATGTATTACTTCAACAATTACAACAATAGCGGAGATGGATCTACTAGCGGCGGAAGTCAGGTGGCGGGAAAGATTTTCACTTCTGAAACTTTCAATACCCACTCTACTGTGGATTGCTCAACAGCAGTTCCCTTTGTGTGTGGAGCAAACAACGCTGAGAGTTATACGCAGCTTTATGGCTACTCTAATGAAAGCCCCTCCGCTTTGACTTTCGGTCCAGTATCTGGCGCTATTGCTAACCAAAGTCAGGGATGGATAGGAATCGAACCTGACGGAGCGTATTCGGGACGATTGGCATGGTTTGTACCGAAGGTAGGTAATGGAACACATACCGCGAGTGATGCAATTAGGGCATGCACTGTTTTAGGGGAACCCTCAAACAGTCAGGTATACATGCGATGCAATGGAGGAATGTTCATTGGTCCTGATGCGTCGAGCGCCGATCCGGGTGTAAATAATCTTTCCGTATATGGGAACATCACAACTCAAGGAAGTTACGGAAACATGAACGGGCTGATTATTCCCTCTACGGTCAAAGGTAGCACAGGTACAGCTACGGGATACATCGAGATCGCGCAATTGTGCACGACTGGGAGTATCACACCATCTGGAAGCGCAGGAGGTACGGCATCTGGAACGTGCACTCTGGCAACTTCGGCCACGGGCCAAACGGGTATCGCAGCGGCAAACGATGGAACCGTACAGGCTGGGTTGATATCGCAAGTGTCCGTCAATGGGACAACGGCGACTGTGACGATCACTACAGTGATAGCGGGATCGCCTTTAGCTAAAGCCTACAACGTCAAAGTATTTTAAGCTGCATAACCACTTCGTTTCTTGAACGCGAAGGACGCAAATAAAGGGAATCGCATGACGCCCGGACAGATGGCAGAGCAGATTTCGGCGCACAATGAACGCCTAAAGAGCGTCGAGCAGGGCGTCTCCAATTTTCGATCATTCCAAATTGAATCCCGTGCATTCCAAATTGAATCCCGCGAATTCTTTACGGAGTATCGCGCAGTGCGCCAGGAGCGCGAAGAGGCTGAAAGGAGGCACGATGCGGAGCGCAAAGAGCGCGAGGCGCACGCCGATGCACGAAGGAAAGAAAACCGATCAAGCAGAATCGCCATTGCCAGCATACTCACGCTGATCTGTCTGCCGCCTGCAAGCTGGGTGAGCACTCGATTTGTCCGTTACGCGTCGGATATTTACCAGATCGTGCAGGAGTGGGAGACTGTGCACAAGTCGGAGATTCAGCAAAAAAACTCGACCGGGCAATCAGATCCAGCGTATTCTATGAACAAGAATACTCAAACCGCAGCAGGAGAAAACTAGATGCCCAAGAAAATCGTAAAGAAGGCCAGCGCAAAACCGAAGCCAGCAGACAAGCCGTACCCTTTCGGCAAGCCCAGCGGACCCGTCAACGCATGATTTTCCGCACCACAACCCGCAAGCAACTCCCCGCTCCACTTCCGCAGCCCGCTAGGTGGCCCCGGCTCATCGGCGACCACCTACCGTGCGTTCTGTGCGCTGGCGTGCCATGCCACTGCGAAGCTACGCGCGAGTCGGGCAAGGAATAGGCGTGTCTTCTTTCTGGCACTCTGCGCACTTCTCCGCGTGCACCGCCTGCATACGTTGAGCTTCGAGCGCCCACTGCGCATAAAGCGTCTGCAAGTCTTTGGCCCCCATTAGCGGATTAGCCATCCAGTCCCGCGCATGAGCCTCGGCCATGCGTAGCATGTTCATTTCACTACACATCACAGTTCACCTCGCTCGCGCCGGTTAGCGCGATCCTGCCAAAAAGCATCGTCGAAGTTCAGTCGGCACTGCTCACTACACACACGCTTCTGCACCTTACCGATGCGCACAGACTCAAGCACGTGATCGCCCTTTGCGATATGCTTTCCGCACTCCGAGCAAGCGCATGGTTTCAGCGCAACGCCCACAATAAAGTCGCTCCCGATCAGCATATCAATCCTCCCCTTTGTCTTGATAATTGCTCGAACTCCCGCCCTCGTATCGGTCCACAAAGCCGCCCCATGGATTCGCCTTGATTCCAATCGGCTCTATCCCCTGCAATTCGCGCATTTTGCCGATAAAGCAGAAGTCCTCCCCGGTGTATCGCTTCTCTTTGCGTTCACGATGGAGCAAAAGGATCATCTGCGCAGCCTGCTCGAACTGGCTGGCTCCGAAGATCATTTCAATGTCTGGGTACAGGTTCAGGTCGTTCGGAGGGCTGCGCCTGAGTTGTGCTAGCGCGATTGTGCGGCAGTAGTCGCGGGCGATGTGCCGCAAGGTCTCCGCTTGCTTTGGAGCGGCCTTGATCGCGTCACCCTTCGCCGTGGGTACGATTAGAAGCTGCGCATAGTCCACGAGGATCAGATCCGCCTTCCAGCGCTTGGAGGCTAGCACGGCGCGGGATCGATAATCGCTGCACGTCAGTTCGTGCGTGTCGTCGATGAAAATTGGCAGGTCTAGCAGTTCCTCACGGGCGTTGCGGATTGCCTGGCGCTCTTCCGGCCGCAAGCACCGAGGATCGCGCATGTGCGAAACCGGGATTCGCGCCATATAGCGCAGCATCCGGCGCACAAGCTGCCAGCTTTTCATCTCCATGGACTGAAAATGCACGCGCAGACCATTCCGCGCATTCTCGACCGCGATCTGGATAGCCGCCTCAGTCTTGCCTTGCCCTGGGCGTGCGCAGAGCAGACAAAGCTCATTGTCTTGCAAGCCAGCAGTGATGCGCGAAAGCTCTGGCGTAAACAGACTTGCTCCCAGCACCCCGGTAAACGGCGCGTCAGCCTGATCCTCAAACCGCATCGCGTCCTCGACCACGATAGCGTCGATCTCTCGCCCGTGGCTAGAAACGCGCGAGGATGCCTCCAGAACCGCGTCTGACATTTCCCCCGCTAAATCCTGCGCTGGCGTTCCACCGTCCGCAGCGCGGCCCTGCACAGCGCCGGCAATCTGCATTAGGCGACGTGCTAGTGATTTGTCGCGAACGATGCGGAGGTATTCGGCGATTACCGGCCTGCGTGGTAGCCCCTCTGTGAGCGCCGCGATGAAGGACACGCCGCCCACCGCCTCAAGCTCCTTGGTTCCGCGCAGTTCGTGCGCAACGGTCACGAGGTCAACCGGCTTTTGAGCGTCCATCAGACGGCACATTGCGGACCACGTACGCTGATGGCTGTCGAGATAAAAGTCCTGCGCCTCGATGCCAGATTCCTGCGCCTCGTAGAAGGCCTGGTTTTCGAGCATGGTCGCGCCAAGGATAGTTTGCTCGGCTTGCGTGTTGCAGGGCATACCTGCGTCTAGCGTTAGATCGGTCATTGCGCACCGCCAGGCGCACTCAGTATCCGCGGCTTCGAGTTCATCTCCCCGAGGATAGTCCCAAGGTCCAGCAGCGCAGACTCTCCATCTTTACGCGGTCGCTCTCCCAGATCCTTCAGCGCTCGGAACACACGCGCTGGGTCTTCCTGCGCAAGTCTAGCGCTCATCAGGTTGAGATACATCTCGTTCATCTGCGCACCGCGATAGCAGTGTACTTCCGTCAGTGCGAACATTACCCGCGACACCCGCGAGGCAATTTGCGAGGATGTCTCGGTTTGATTCGATCTTTCCAGCTTGTTTTCCATTGGTGCCTCCCATGGTGATTGTTCTGCCGCTATCTTGCGATCTTGTAAGCCAGGAAACGATAGCTCGATTGATCCCCTTCGGAGTTTTCTTCCGCGTAGGGTTCGCGTCCATCCAAACTTTCATCCGCTTGAGCTCTGATTTCACATCTACGCCCGGAAACGCCTGCTGCCATTCGGACACTTGCTGCTTGGAAATCTCGTGCATATCCCCTCCGAGTAGCGGAAGGGTTCCCGCCAGTTCTTCCGGCGGAACGCTCCGCGCAATAGTCTTTTTCTGTTCTGTTCTGTTCTGTTCTGTTCTGTTCTGGTGCGTTTCATTTTGCGTTTCATCGCGTTTCTGAAACGTTTCAGACTGTTTCAATGCTTGTCTTGCGCGGAATTTGTTGACCCTTTCCGTGCTTGAGTCCGACACAAATTGGCGCTTATTCCAGTTCAAAACAGCCCAATTTTCATCGATAAAACCCTTCGCTTGAAACGATGATTTTGTTTCATGAAA